CAGCTACATGCTGGGAAGATTTGATTGAGCTAGAGAAAATATTAATCGCTCAACATGGTACGTATGGAACCCAGTACAACATGACGCTTGGTGGTGAAGGAATTCAAGGCCACAAGTTCACTGCTAAAAGTCGTGCTAAAATCGGTGCTAAGTCCAAAGGTCGGAAGCACGACGCTGCCTCCCGCGCCAAAATATCTACAGGCCTTCAACGTGCTTATGCTGAAGGCCGTAGATCTAGGACTATTACCGAATCACAGCGTCAAGCAGTTATCGCTTCCAACCAGCGTCGTTGTGTAAAGGTTATGGTGGGTGAAATGCTATTCCATAGTAGAAAGGCTGCTGAAGCAGAATTTGGTCAATATCAACTAGATCTGATGCTACAGAGCGGCGAAGCCGTACATGTGTCGGAGCACTAAGGAGATCGCTTATGTTCATGCCAACCGTAAAGCTGCGCCATAAACGCAAAAAGGGGCGTTTTCTCATCGTCAACCTCCATGATTATATGAGTGATTTGGGGATGTCCAAATACGCATCATATGAGCGGGTAGGCGAGCAGCGTGGCGAAGAGGGCACCAACGAGGTGCTTGAAATTACATCAGAGGAGACTGCAGATGGTATGCAAAGCCAAGAAAAAGGCAAAGAAGAAGATACCCAAGAAAAGACCAGTGAAGCGGTCGCGGAACTAACCAATGGTCCCACTGAAACTGGGGCTTCATCCGAGGAATCAAAAGATGCCCAACAAAAAGATGCCCCCAAAGAAGATGGTAAAAAAGAAGATGCCAGCAAAGGCTCTGAAGAAAAAACCAATGAAACGCCCAAGAAAGTAACCAAACCGGCTACTAAGCCAGCAGCCACAGGCGGACGACGTAGTACCACCAAAGACTGATCACACGAGGAGAGCGCCCGAATGATCATCACATCCTTTGGTCCTCAAGGGTATCAAGACTATGCCCGGGACTTTTTAACCAGCTTTATTGAGTATTGGGGCGATGAACGCCTCATTGTTTACTGTGAACAGATAGAACCGGACTTCCCGGAAGACCCTCGTATTGAATACCGCAACATGGCTAACGAGAAAGTCTTCCGGGATTTCATTGATCGCATAGCAGCATCAGATCCCATGTTTAGCGGAGTTATGCGCAACCCGAATAAGCCGGACGAAAAGACATACAATTTTCGTTTTGATGCGGGTAAGTTCTGTCGCAAGGTATTTGCTATTTACCACTGTGCCCAGTTTCGTAACACCAACGAACCACTGGCGTGGCTGGACGCTGATGTAGTGTTCCACCGCAAACTCCCTGTGGACTATATCAGGGAGCTCTTGGGGGGCCAAGCAGTAGCCTACCTGGGCCGCCCTAACATGTATTCTGAGTGCGGCTTCATGGCATGGGATGTAGAGCACCACGACTTTGACCTATTCATGCGACTGTACTGGAACGTGTACCGCAGTGGAGCCTTTCGCATGCTGTCAGAGTGGCATGATTGCCAGGTCTTTGACATAGTACGAGAGACCCTGGGCGTGTCCTCCCGCAACCTGGCCAAAGGGTGTGATCCCAACCATCCATTTGTTTACAGCTGTCTGGGGATGTATTGTGATCACAAGAAAGGTGCTCGAAAAGCCATGGATGAGTCCCCAGAACGCAAGGAGATTCCAGCATGAAAGCACTAGTCACAGGAATCACAGGACAAGATGGCGCATACCTTGCTCAGTTGCTGTTATCCAAAGGCTATGAAGTCACCGGGCTGGCCCCGTACCGCAGCACCCCAAATCTTTGGCGACTGGAATACCTAGGAATTGCTGACAAAATAAAGCTAGTGCCCGGGGACGTGACAGATGCTGGATGCGTAGACAGGGTTATTGCTCAAACATTACCCACAGAGATCTACAACCTAGCTGCCCAGTCCTTTGTAGCTGCATCTTTCACCCAGCCATCTTTAACCATGAGTGTTAACGCCATAGGTACAATTAACATTCTAGAAGCTATCCGCAATAGAACGCCAACCACAAGATTCTACCAGGCGTCCACCTCTGAGATGTTTGGGCTACCAGAAGACCCCGGGGCGCGTACACAGCAAAATGAAGACACTATTTTTCACCCCCGCAGCCCCTACGGTGTAGCCAAGTTGGCAGCCCACTGGGCCACAATTAACTACCGTGAAGCCTACGGGCTGCACGCCAGCTGTGGTATACTGTTCAATCACGAAAGTCCTCTGCGCGGGGATGACTTCGTGACCCAGAAGGTGGCCAAGGCGGTTGCTCGTATCAAGCGGGGGGACCAGAAGTTCGTAACACTAGGAAATACCAAGTCATTTCGTGATTGGGGCCACGCCAAGGATTTTGTCAGGGCTATGTGGCTAATATTACAACAAGACGCCCCGGACGACTATGTTATAGCCACCGGTAAAGCACACACAGTTGATGAGATGACCCAGATAGCTTTTGGCTGGGCGGGGCTAAATCCAACTGACCATATTCGTATTGACCCAGAACTGTACCGCCCTACAGAGGTGCCGTATTTACGTGGCGACTCGAGGTTTGCCCAGGTTCAACTAGGGTGGAAGCCAGAAGTTTCGTTTGAAGACTTAATCATTGAAATGGTGGAGGCACAATATGCCACGTGATCCTGCAGTCACAGAACTTGCTGATGGGCGTCAGGTCGCCCCCAGCCAACAGGGAATTAAGCAGAACCACCGGGAGCGTTACTGGTGGGCTATTACCAAGTTGCGTGAATATGCCCCTAACCCGGGCATCGTGTTGGATGCTGCCTGTGGTGTAGGATACGGTACTTTCTTGATAGGCCAATCTGGGTACGATGCCATAGGATTTGATATTTCTACCCAGGCCCTTGAGTATGCTAATCAACACTATCGGACCCAGATGGCATCTTTCCGCCGAGGTCAGTTAGGCTCCCCAGAGCTAGAATTACCCAGCGCTGAGGCCGTTGTTTCTATTGAAACCATTGAGCATGTTGAAGACGCTCCGGCTCTATTAGCCCAGTTCAAGGCTGCTGCCCCAATACTCATTACATCGGTACCTAACGAAGTCGGGGTGCCCTATAACCCAGACATCCATATTCATCACTTTCGCCACTATACCCAGCAAGAGTTTGAGACTCTTTTAAACGAAGCCGGGTATGAGGTGATTGAGTGGGCACATCAGGAAGATAAGTTCCGCACCGGGGGGCGTGTATTTGATGGCCCTGGTGGCATCTGCCTCATGGTTGTGGCCGTGTTGAAGGAGGACCAATGAAAGTTGCTGTCTATTTTACCAAAAACAACCAGGAGCATGACAGGGTGCTCGCAGCCTTTGCACAAGGCGTCCTAGAAAGTCAGGATGAGCTAATTCAATGTTCTCTATCAGAAGAGCATGAGCTGGTGGGCGATGTAGCTGTGGTGTTTGGTGTGTACAAACTTTCCGTCCCCATCAGTTCTCAGCGTGGGGCGGTAATTGAGCTGTATAAAAATGCAGGACGCCGGGTATTGATCCTTGAGAAAGGCTACCTGCGCCGTGAGCACTATTATGCTGCCGGTTGGAATGATCTGAACGGTCGAGCCGACTTCATGAATCAGGACTCCCCATCAGATAGATTCAATGAACTACGCCTGGAGCTGCGCCCCTATCAAAATCGCCCGGATGGCCCGGTAGTGGTTATGGGCCAAGTTCCCTGGGACGCTAGCGTACAACACACTGAGCATTTTGCCTGGTTGGCTGAGGTGTGTAATGAGCTGCTTCTACAAAACATCCCTGTTATAGTACGCCCCCACCCTCTTGCTTTAGCAGCCACCCCATGGATAATGGGCACAGAACGTTCTGAGGGACCGTTAGCAGACGTTTTACAAGAAGCCAGGGCCGTTGTTACATTTAACTCTAACACGGGCGTGGACGCGCTTTTAGCGGGCATACCCACCTTTTCATTCGATCGTGGTTCTATGGTGTGGGAAGTGTCTAGCAGTGACCTCGCCCAGTTGAATGACCCAACACTCTATAGCCGGGAGCAATGGGCGGATAACCTGGCCTATGCTCAGTGGAGTTTGAGCGAAATGTCTAGTGGCCTGACTTGGGCGCACTTACGCCCCGGTGCGCTACCATGAAACTTAAACCCCCTGACTGGTGTGGTATAGCCATAGTAGCCGTGTTTTTAACACTGTTAGTATGGCTGCTCCTAGTTACAGGGGCCTATCTCATTAAGGTTCTCGCCCCATGAAAATAGCACTCGAACAGCAGCACCAACGTAAACCTAGGAGCGCCCGTATGAACAACAAAATCACAGAACGCATCGATGCTATCACCGGTATGACGCCAGAGTACACTGGAGAAAGACTGCCCCCACCCAAGTCAGTCAAGATTGAGCTTACAGCCCGATGCGACTTTAATTGCTTTTTCTGCGCCAGCGGCCAGCGGTTACGTGACCGTAAAGATATGGATTTTGGCATGTTCATGCGCCTTGCTAAAGAAATGCGGGAAGTCGGGGTGCAAGAGCTGGGGCTATTTTACCTGGGCGAGTCCTTTATGTTGGACTGGCTGCCTGAAGCCATACGCTATGCAAAAGAGGAGTGTGGGTACCCTTATGCATTCCTAACCACCAACGGGCGTCTTTCAAAACCAGATATCGTTGAGCGGTGTATTGAGGCAGGGTTAGATAGCTTGAAGTTCAGCTTCAATAACGCTACTCCAGAACAACTTAAGGCGGTGGCCCAGGTTAAGCCTGATATCTTTTATGAGATCATTGAAAACATCAAGGGTGCTCGGGAAGTCAGAGACCACATAGAGGCAGAGACTGGGCACCGTTGTGGTATCTACGCCAGCTCTATTCAATTCGATGGGAAACAAGCTGAAGTAATGGCTAAGGCAGTAGAACCAATCCTGCCGTATGTAGATGAACATTATTACCTACCCCTCTATGGTCAATCTGGGCATGTTGAAGACCGCATTAGCCAGCACGATAAGAACTATAAGCCCACCGCAGGCAACCAGGGCCGCATTGGTGCACTACGTCACCCGGTACCTTGCTGGTCGGCTTTTACTGAGGGTCACGTAACCTATGACGGCAAACTATCTGCCTGTTGTTTTGATCACGATGGACGATTTGAGATGGGTGATCTCACTCAAAAAACGTTCATGGAAGCCTGGAACAGTGACACCTTTATAAAGCTGCGCCGGGCTCATCTAGAGCAAGACCTAACAGGCACGGTGTGCGAGAAATGCGTAGCGTATGAGTAATGCTGAGCCGCTCTGGAACACAGCCTATAGGCGCTCTATGGCTTCGTTCCGTTGCGGCTCGGCTCCTATTGGGAGAGTATAGAGTGACCAGCGCCGGACTAAAGAATGCCCAGATTGACCTACTGCCCACCCAAGAGGGAGAGCAAGCCGTTGCCCCAAAGAATCCCAGGTTCATGGGGCAATATTATACCGGGGCTACTAACGGTATCAAGAAGAACTTAGACCATCTCACCCAAGTCATTGCAGATACCCAAGCTGAAACAGTGCTTGATGTAGGGTGTATGGATGGTTACACTTGGGAAACGGTAAAGACTACTCAAGCTGAATACTTGGGCGTGGATATCAATCAAGAGGCTATTGATTATGCTCGTGAGCACTACCCAGGGGGAGCGTTTTATCGCAGCAACCTATTTGCACTAGACGAAAGATTCAAGGCTGACGTGGTGTTTTGTTCTCGCGTGTTGATCCATCTTCCCAATTTCAAGCAAGCTGTGGATCATCTACGCACACTGGCTAATAAGGCCCTAGTGTTGGTGATTAAAATAGGCCCAAAAGATGACCTGAAAAAGTACCAAGTGACTGATACGGAGGAGCAAGCGATAGTCTATCACAGGATCTTTTCCGAGAAGACTGTGCGTGAAGCAGCGGGAAAGTGTACCATCATTCCTGGGAAATATTCCACCGTCATCATATAATGTTTTTATCCTTGCAGCTTTGTTAGTATACTTATTGTGATACTATTTTAACCCCAAGAGGAAAAACCAATGGACGCACCAGTAGCCAAGAAAATACTCGGTGGCCTGGGAGGCCCAAGAGGGAAAACAGGAGACAAGCTTGCTGTAACGACCACCACAGGACAGACTGCACAGATACACGTCCCTGATGTTTCTGTACCAGCCGCCAAAGCTGGGTGGGTTGACCTGGTGTGCGATACTCCATGTTTCATCGAAATCGGTACCAATCCAACAGCCGTTGTTGACACCAGTTACTATCTTGCCGCTGGTGTCACCTACAGATTCCCCTTGGTTCGTGGCGATAAAATCGCGGCCATTACTTCAACGGGCACTGCCAATTTGTGGTGGCACGAGGTTTAAGTCATGCTAAACCCGTTTCTTGGCCCTAATGCACACTCTCCTCACCCAACTATAGGGGTAACTTCGCTCGGATTAAGCCTATTCGGACCATATGTAGAGGCAAACGGCAGGCTGAACTTCAATGGCCTGGGTATCAAAAGCCTGGATGACACACGTTTACCTGATGCATGGGGAAAGTTGTTTACATGTCCTGGGGCTTCTGATCCTGTAGTTATTGGTGGCGTGCCTCCTGTGCGGTATGGCAGGTGGGTACAGAACGCGCTTAATACTTTAGGAACATCATCTAATACTATTGCTGGGTGGGGTGCAACAAATGCAACTATTTCTACAAATACATTTACAACAACTTCTGCGGGGGGTTTTGTTTATGAAGAAATAACCGGGGCAGCAACAACTGCTGAGGATTGGAATGCAAGAACTGAGATTACAGTTGATATTCCATGCAGTGTGCGGATATCGTTTGAGGAAGTGGGCGGTACTGTACATGATGGTTACTACGCAGCTTTTACTGCTGGTCAGACACAAACTATAGCGCATTTAGCAGATGGGACGCCAGCTACATTGGTAGGTGATGGAACAGACCTTAGAATGCGTATCCAATGCGATACGGATGCTGCAACAATAACTGTAGATGAAATACACCCATCAAATGTTACGGGTCAATCAGATCAAAACCCTGGTGAATATGAGCCAAGCGGTACCCCTATCGGAAACCAGAAAGCTCTAAACGGTGAGTTTGATGTCTGGACTGATCCAACAGTACCTGACTACTGGGCCAAAGTAGGATCGCACAACGGAACAAACTATCTTGAAGAGTCACCAGATGGGGCTTTGCATATCGTTAGCGATGGCACCAATGTTGGCATGCGTCAAACCAGTGTACTCAATGTTGGTAGCTTATACCACTATACAATCGTTGTTTCAGCTTGTGCCGGTACGCTACAACTACGAAACTATTCAGGCACTACAACAATTAAGAGCATTACTGCTGCTGGAACATACACAGGAACTTTTGTTGCTGATGATGCGGGACTAACAGTGATGAGAGGTGGGGGCGCGGTAGATGCAACCGCCTCAGCATTAACAGTCAAAGAAGCCACCACTGGACTTGGCTGCTACATCAAAGAAATCAATATCTCTGTCTCAGGAGGTATTCTTACCACAGGTGTAGGTGTAGACTTATCACCCTACCCACAGATTGAGCATTGGCCTGGAAGCACCAATCATTTTATTAATTCGGACGCACCTATAACACAGACAATTGATTTTACTGCTATAGGTACAGGGGACTATACGATATCTTTAGGAGGTAGTGGTACTGTTACAAGTGCAGATGTTGGTGCAACTGGAACTGGACACGGTGTGGCAAGCGCAGGATCAGATCTTACTTTTAATTTATCAGTAGCAGGAACAGTATCCTTTACTGTAGCTGGAGGCCCACCAACTTGGGTAATGGTAAATAAAGGAAGTTATGCTTCCCCTCACATATTAACGGCAGGGGTTGCTACAGCCCGTGCAGTTACAGAGCTCTACCATCCAGATGCTTTAGATTACATAAATCAAGGTGCTGGTACAGTCACTATGAAGGTTGGGTTTCCATTGGCTGCCTCAATCCGCCCGGCAGTAGAAGCTGCATTGACTATAAACGATGCTTCAGCTATTAACATACTGCATTTAGGGACAACAGTAGCAGGTAGACTAAGTGCCTATGATGGTACAAATACAGCATCTAAAGATGTTACAGCATGGGCTGCTGATGACGTAATGGGGTTATTTTCCAGCTGGATAACCGGAGGTGTTATTGACGTTGGGGGAAGAAACATTACTGATGATACAGCCATAGAGGTGGATGGGGCACCCCCAGTTTATGATGGTGCTTGGCCAGAGTCAGGGGGAGAACTTCTATTCTTTGTGGGGATGGATCAACCAGCCATTCTACATGACTACAAAATATATGCTAAGAAATTACCTAACGATACTATAGCGGAGCTATTGATATGAATATTCGCTACCTGATTCTCAGTACTCCTAAGGAGGAAAACTTACATATATTTAAAAAGGATGACACTGAACTAACTATTCAGCAAATAAAAATAAAAAAGGAACTTCATTCAATGAATGCAGAGTGGGAGCTTATGTCCGGGATGGGTGAGTTCAATAATAACATCCTGTGGCTACTCAGGATTGCGGAAGGAATACAAAGGTTTTCTGAATTTTTAGTCGATAATGAACTATCTTGGGAAGTGTTAAGAATGCAGAATATAAAAAAGCAACTGCTTACTGAATTAATTGATGAGAAACAGGTACCGGTATTAGATGGTGAAGGTAAAAAGCAATATGAAACTGTTAGTGAACGTAAGGACAATGCCTCTGATTCGATTATCCAACGACATCTTATAAAAAGAAAAGATAAGAATAATAAGGATATTGGATGGACGCCCGGAGAAGTTGTGCCGCTGGCTAGACATGATAACGCTAATGAGCGTGAAAATCCTCCTACTTTAACCATCGGATGACCGCACTCCGAACAGCATAGGAAACACACATGCCAACAGTCATAGCTACCCCAGGAGCCACCACTGCGAATTCTTATGCCACCAAGGCACAGGCCTCCGTGATAGGGGGCTACTTTGAAACCAAGTTATTCACAACCAGCTGGACCGGGGCCTCGGTAAGCGACCGCAACACTGCGTTAATTTGGGCCACTCGGCTGTTGGATGACTGGGTATCTTGGATCGGCACCAAGGTGGATGAAAACCAGTCTCTTCGCTGGCCCCGCTATGAAGTCAAAGATGAAGATGGCTACTATGTTGACTCAGATGCCATCCCTGTATTCTTACGGGAGGCGACTTCAGAGCTAGCCGGGTATTTATTGGCAGGCGACCCCACAGCAGAACCAGATACCAAGGGCTACAAGAGATTGAAAGTGGATGTGCTGGAACTAGAGGTAGACAAACACGACCGCGATTCAGCTACCACGATACCTGACTCAGTGAAATCTATGGTAGCTCATTATGGGCAAGTCCGGAACCGGGGCGGTTTTACTACTGCCGCGTTGCAGCGGAGCTAACAATGGGTCTCAAGAGCGTCTTCAGTAATGCAGCACAAACAGCTTTTGCAGCTGCTGGTGACGTTCCCGCTTCTGCCCGGTTTGAGATGGTGGGCAGTTCAGTATACGACGCATCCTCCGGGGTAACTTCAGCATTATCGTCCAGCATAATGACCACTATGCTATTTTCTAACTTCAGCCGGGCCCAAATTGATAATGAGAACGTGCTCCCTACGGATGTACGGGCCTTGCTACCTCAAGCTTATATCAGTGGTATCGTACCCGCCACAGATAACCGAGTGCATAAAGTAGAGGCCGGGGCCAGCACAGAATACACCGTAATAGAGTACGGGCAAGACCCAGCTGGCGCAACGTGGTGGCTGCAGCTGCGGAAGCCTTAGCCATGCTGCGCATAACCAACCTTGGTGAGTTTGATACAGCACTGAAGGAGTTTGCCAAGCTGACAGAACTTTCAGTGGCCAAGGTGGCTAAGAAGACTGCTTTTTTAGTATTCAAGGGAGTAATACAACGCACCCCGGTAGACACCGGCTGGGCACGGGCTAGCTGGAACTTTACAGAAGGTACGGCAGATGATTCAGTCGCCGCCAAGCCGACTAAAGGTGCGGTGGCTCCGGCTCCGGCTCCGCCGCACCTTATAGACAATCCGTTCCCAATTTACTATATTACTAACAACCTGAAGTATATCATACCACTAGAGAACGGGCATTCAAAACAAATGGAAAAAGGGTATATGGTGCAACGCACAATGGTTGCGGTACACGCTGAATTGAGGAACTTCAAACTATGAGTTTTGAGACAGCTAGACGTGATATAGAGGGGCGATTCGATACCAACTGGGTAACCACTGTCAAAGCATTTGACAACGTGGACTTCAAACCTCCAGAAGGGGCGGCCTGGACACGGATAAAAATATTTGAGGAAGACACACAGCGGATCAACATAGGCACACCGGGGGTACACCGGGTATCAGGTATGATAGTGGTAGAGATATTTGTGCCCAAGGGTACGGGCACCGCTACCGCTCGAGATTACGCGGGGCAAATAGCCACCATTTTTCGTGATGCTCAATTCAACGGAGTCCTATGCAGAGAAGCAGTGCCTCGTAATGTGGGAGACTATAAAGGTTGGTACCAGTTCAATGTAGTCACTCGCTTTCAATGGGACGGGGTTTATTAATGTGGCTTTATCTACGTCCACCAAATTGCTGCACGAATCACTCCTACGCCTAGCCAAAGGTATGATCAAGGCCTGGGAGGAATGGCTGAAGAAGCAGTAACACGAGAACTCCGCACATTATGTGCCGCCTCAACCTCTAGTTTTCTTCTTCCAGCTAGCTGTAGTGCTATGACAGCATTGCTGTTTTCCAAAAACGTCCACTTGGTTCTGGCTAAATAAAGTAGCCTTAGCGCCTTATTTCCATTTTGCGCTTGTTGTGGTAAACACTTGGCCCTATCGTGTGTTGCTCTAAAATACTCTGCTGCTTGATCACAGAACAAAGCATATGAAACATCACGAAAAGTCGTTGCACATTCTGTACCTGAACAATCCATAGTCTACTCCTCTTTATCGTTGATGTCTTGTTTTCCTGGGCATTTACCAATTAATGGGCTCCAGTTATAGCCAGTCACCCTCCCCCAGCTTTGCTCCTGGTGTTTAGTTTGTGTTTTTCCGCAGTTCTTACACCGACGCTTCCCAAAGTTCATCAGCCCCGAAGGGCCTTGATCTACTATTTCAAAATCGTGCTTCATGCTGCCTTCCTCTCGCTGGCCAGGTAGTTAATCATTTCTCTCAAGTGCTTCTCATCTCTTAGGGTGGCTGGCAACTCTTCTTTTATTGCATCATCTAACCAGCTAGTCCCGTAGAAAGTGAAGCCACCATCGTCATTGCTTCTGTAAATTACAGCAGGCTCCACCTCATCATCATCTTCAAATACCCATACCGCTGGGATCTCGTCGAACTCATCACGACCACTTATGCTCATATCCAAAGCTTCGTAGCCTCTTCTAATTGCGTAGTTTTGTGTGGTCTTGCTCAGCATGTCCCTTCCTCTTTATTCAGTTACAATAGCGTGAATCCTATCTAACTGGTCTTGCGATAAGGTGCTGAGTTTCACAGCTTCAATTGCGGCTAGCGTGTCGTTGCGCACCTTTTGTACTTGTAACTGACCGTTGAATGCTTTGGCGTTTTCTACGGTGACCAGGAACTTCCAATAATTCCCTTTAACACCCAACTCGATGCCAGAATGGCGAATAAACCGGCTGCCATCACTCAGTACAATCTGAGTCTTCAACACCCGAGACACTTCAATCACTTCCCGTGGTGTAATCTGGCTACCAAATGCGGGAACCACACCAACTCTATCACCAGCTACAAGGCTCATTGTATTTAAACGGTTCATAGTTTACTCCTCTTTATCGTTGATGTTTGTTACCTTCTAATTAAAGCATAGCCCCAATGAGTAAATAAGTAAACACTCAACCGTTTTATTTTTTCGTAGCTCGATTTATACTTGAGGAAACGAGTACGCGGGCAGGCCTCGTTCAAACGCCTCGCCGCCCACAGCCTCCTCGGATGCTCATCCACTTTTTTAGGAGGCTCTTCAGATGCCTGATTTTGCTGATTCCAACCGCGTTGGTCTTCGTCGTATTGAAGAAGCCACGTGGGGTACAACCCCATCCGGGCCGAACATGAAGAATCTAAACTTCACGTCTGAAAGCCTGAAATCTAACATCAATACAGTGACATCCGAGACTATACGATCTGATCGCAACGTGTCCGACATCACGCAGGTAGGGGGTGGCGCAGGTGGAGACATTGGGTTCGAAGTTCGCTATGGTGATATCGATGACCTGATTGCAGGGGCTATGAATGAAGCCTGGACAACCACCCTTGTTTCTGTATCTCATTCTGCGTTTGTATCTGGTGCGCGCTTATTCGTGGGTAACGGCAGTGCTGGTAATGCCGTTGTTTCCGGACAGATGCTACGCCTCGCTAATAGCTCCTTAACAGCTAATAATGGCGATTATCGAGTGACTGGGGTATCTGTTACTGGAGCCAGCGCCGTCATTGATCTAGCAGATGCCTCTTCCGGCGCTGCAGCATCCTTCACCTCCGACATCTTCGCGGCAACCACTACCTTCAAAGGCAAGAACATCCGCAACGGGGTGACCAAGTCCAGCTTCACTATTGAGAAAGAGTTTGCTGACGTTTCCACGTTTGCCCAATACACTGGCATGCGCGTCACCAACATGGGCCTGAACTTCGTTTCACAGTCAATGCTCACAGGAACCTTTGGCTTCACAGGCAAGACCCAGGCAGCTACTTCCACCACGGTAGCCAGCGCCACTACTGCTGCTAGCACCAACGATGCCCTCAATGCATCTGGCAACGTAGCGCGAATTTGGGAAGGTGGCCAAGCGGTTACTGGGGTGGTATTCCAGAGCGTGGGTGTAGAACTAAACAACAACCCTCGTGAGCAAACCAAAGTGGGGTCTGACCAGCTGGCTGGGGTAGGGCTGGGCCGTGCTGAAGTCACAGGCAGTTTCTCAGCGTACTATGAGAACAACGCGCTGCTAGATAAATTTGTAGCGGGTACTGCAACAAATCTACGGTTTCAGGTGACTGATGCTGATGGTAACAGCTATATTATCGATATCCCCAAAGTACGGCTGACAGATCAAACTGTCACGGCCACTGGGGCAAATAACGACATCATGCAAGATGTTACATGGGGCGCTATGGTCGACGATACAGGCACTTATGCTATACAAATCGACGCACTAGACGCTTAATTATCACTACAGTAGGAGCGCCATATGGATCTTAGTAACAACAAAATAAATGTCGACCAAGAAAAGGACGGCATATGGATCAACATTGATGTAGATACCCGCATCAAGATTGCCCGGTACCTTAACCCTAACCACAAGCGGTTCATCCAAAAGAGGTTGGAGCCGTACAAGCGAATGGTTCGGCTAGGTACGCTGTCCAAGGAAGTAGAAGATAAGGTAGAAACAGAAGCCATGGCCAACTGTGTCTTAGTAGATTGGGAAGGCCTAAAAGACGGGGGCAAGGATGTTCCGTACTCAATCAAGACAGCTGAGGAGTATTTAGGAGACCCCAAACTGTCCTGGTTCCGTGACTTAGTTCAAGAGACCGCCAGTGATCTTTCTTTGTTTCGCCAGTCCGATATTGAAGAGGCCACGGAGAATGTAAAAAAGTAGTTCGGTGGCAACTAGAGTGGGGAAAGCACGAGGCATTTTTACGAGGACCAGTAGCAGCGGAACTAGGGAAAGCTCCGGAAATACCGGAAATTTTCACTGATCAAGAGGACACGCTTAGAGCATTTTATGTACTGTCGCAATCAAGGGCAATCTCTACGGGCTATATTGGCCCAATACCGATGTCGGAGATGGTTGCTTATGCCCAGGCTTTTCCGCCCCCGGACATGGAGGAATTCGTAGCAGTGATTCAGGCGGCTGATCAGTCTTACCGAGAATGTCTGCAAGAAATAGCGGGACTTCGAACTCAAGAGGAAACCGATGGACATTAGATTAGGCGTTATAGTTGACGGGGCCAAAGCGATAGCTGGGTCTAAGCAAGTCGGCAACGCCCTCAATTTCATGAGCAGAAAGGCCCGCGCTACTCAGGCGGTCTTTCGGTCCATGACGCAGAATGTCCGTTCCCTGGGGCGCACCCTTTTTAGCCTAAAAACTGCCATAGCTGCCGTAGGACTTGGCTTATTGGTTCGATCCTTTATTACAGCTGCCAGCGTCACTGAACAGTTCCAAGTACGATTACAAGTGCTCTTAGGTAGCGTCCAAGAAGGCAAACGGCTATTTGAAGAAATGTCAGCGTTCGCTGGACGGGTACCTTTTGAGTTTGAGCATGTTATGGGTGCCGCCACCCAATTGTCAGGAGTGATGCGGGGTGGCGTAGAAGAAATAAAAACGTGGATGCCACTGATTGGTGACTTGGCCGCTGTATCAGGACTCACGCTGCAACAAACCACTGAACAAGTGATACGCATGTACTCGGCAGGGGCCGCTTCTGCCGATCTATTTCGCGAAAGAGGCATCACAGCCATGCTGGGTTTTCAAATGGGGGTGTCTGTCTCCGCTGAAGAAACACGCAAACGGCTAATGGAGTCTTGGAAAAAGACGGACTCCCAGTTTAGAGGAGCCACGGGTCTGTTAGCACAAACCTGGACAGGCACCATGTCTATGTTGTCAGATAAATGGTTCCAGTTCCGTAACAATATTATGGAAGGGGGTCTATTTGACTACATTAAAGCAACCGCACGCACTATTGATGAAGAGATCGGCAACGCTCTAGGAGGTTCTAAGGAAGCAGGCAAGCGTATATCGGACACTATCATAGAGACATTTGAATCACTGCTTATAGGCACTGCAAGCCTGATAGACACTATCACTCCGCTCCTCAGCTCAATCACCACCGTTATAGGGCGGCTATACGATGGGTTCATGGCACTACCGCCTTGGATCCGTGAAATCGGTATTATGGGGGCGTTATTGTTTGGCAAAAAAGGCAAGGTTGCCCTGATAGCCCTCTCCGCTACGGGGGAACACGTGGCAAATGTTATAGAAGCCACCAGCCACATGATGGAGGGCCGTATGTCTGTGAGCAACTGGCTGGCATTCAAATCAGGAGACACCAAGCAGTTGGATCGCATCAGGGAACAGGTTAAAAACACCACTGGGATAATACGCAGAGACGCCGCATCAACCCAGGCTGATCTAGACCATCTGGCACAATCTGCTGGGGGTGGGAGCCTGTTTGAAGTTATTTTAGGGAAGGACTATAAGGAGGAGTCTACAGCCGCCTCTGACGCCGTAA